TTCAAACGATGGTTTGTATATACAGGAGTCCCCCCAGTCAAAGCCATATTGACACCAAAGGTCGGAGCTGTTCCGCCGCTGGTTTTCTTCACATATACAGTAAATGTGTAGTCCGAGGAATTATTCGGCACCGTTACTGCTTGCCAAATCCCAAAATACGAAACCGCGCTGCTATCTGTGAGCGTGTCGGCTGTCTGCTCACCATCCGGGGCGACGTCGGTGTTAGCAGTCAACACTTTGGACCCCAACGAGGCCCAAATCGCCTCGTTGAACGCTTCGGAGTGTCGCAGCATGTTGGTCTGGACATATCCTTGCACAACCTGATGCGGCCCATCAACGCCGCCTGCTTTGGTGCGCAGGCCAACGTAGTGAGCGCCGCCCGCGAAGGTCATCGGTTCGCTCAAGGTCAGGGCGCGTGTGTCTTCATTCCATGCCGTGGCTTCCGCGTGCTGCCCCCAGGCTGGCATGTCATGCTGGATGGCGATCAAGTCCCCTGGCGACGGGATGAAACCTTCCATCTCGGTGCTGAACTTGACGATGCGGCGACGATAGCGGTTCGACGCGGCCTGATACAGCCCTTCCTTGTAGGCTTGCTGACGGCTGGTGACGCCGAACAGTTCTACCTTCGCCGGCTTGTCTGCTGTGCTACCTGCCAGCGTGCAAGTGACCCGCTGCGGCGACCAGTATTGCGAGTCGAAGTAGGCCATTTCCACGGCGTCGGCAGACTCGTCGGACGGCATGATGTAGTCAATGCTCAAACTGCCGCGCTTGATGTTGCGCATACTGAATAGAGCCACAGGCACGGTTGCTGGGCCGTCCCGCATCACCCTCACGATGCCGCCCTGCATGAACGGCTTGGCACGGCCTGCGACCGCCAGCTTGCTGATCGCCTCCCAGAACGAAATCGCTGAATCGAAGCGCCCGTTGAACTCGTCTCCGCGTGCGGTCCAGATCACATCCAGTGCCAGCAGCGTGGTGAGGTCGATGCGCGTGTCCGCCAGCTTGCCGCCATAGGTGGTGTTGCGGCAGGCGTCGGCAATCGCCCAGGCGATGCTGCCGGTGGCAGTCGGGGCGCTCCAAGTAGAACCATTCCAGATCGGCAGCTTGCGTGTGCTGATGACGTTGATCTTGCGGCTGGCCTGCGCGCTCAAGTTGTTTGATGCCCGCAAGCGCATGGCGATCAGTGTCACATCACCGAACGTGCGCGTCTCCGGGAAGTAGGCTCGCATCCCTGCCCAAATAATTTCATGCCCATACACGGTGTCGGTTTGCTTGGTGTCGGTGCGCCGCATCCTGACTTCATAACGCCCTGCGGCGACGTTGTATCGTCGGCTGATCCGCTGCGGGGTGGTGGTCTTGTCGGTGATGGTTTCGGTGCCGAGCGTGGACCAGCCGCCTATCGGTGCGCCGCCGCCGTCTATGGTGCGAGCCTCTACAACGACGCTGACCGACATGCTGGTCAGCGTGCCATCGTTCTCCGCTTTATAGAGTCCGCGTGGGGTCACGAAATCGATGCCGATTGTGTTCGCACTGGTGCCTGCCGCGTTTGCGACGTAGCTGCCGAGATACCGATGCACGTTGACGTTGCTGGTGGTGATCGTGCCGCTGGCTGCCGTGGTGACGGTAAAGGTGTCCACCGTGGGGGCACTGACAACAGTATATGCGTCGTCAAGCGCACCGCCGCTGGTGAAGTCCAGATAGACCGATTTGCCGGGGGCGATGTTGTGCCCGGTCAAGGTGACGGTGACGACCGTTCCGCTGCGCGTGTAGGTCGCTGCCTTCATGCCGGCCAGATCCTGCCCGCTCACCTCCGGGCTGGTGGCGACGTTGCTTGGGAATAGCGTGATGCTGCCGCCTGGCGGGATGACCTCATAGGTAATCTCGGCGAAGTTGGCAATCGGCGTGTCCTCAATGCGGATCGCCTCGATGTCATATTCGCCTTGCCCAAGGCAGAGCAGTTGGTAGAGGAATTGCTCGTTGCCGGCATATTCGACATAGGGCGTGGCGGCGAAGTCCGGGAATGCCATCATTCGACCGTACTGCACAGGGATGGCCTGATCCAGCCGCGCCATATTGCCCTGCGCTTGCAGGTTGTATGTCGGGCTCGGTGCCGCCAAGGCTTGCGCCTGCTGCGCACTGGTTGGTTTCGGCGGCGGGATGATGGCGTTGACCAGCATGGAGCCGACCATGATTGATGCCGCACTCACCGCGCCGGCTGCGAAGCTGCCAGTCGCCAGCGTTGCGCCCATTTGCCCAGCCGCCCATGCGCCGGCATAAGGGGCGAACACCGTCACGGCCAGCATCAACAACATCCGCAGCGGGTTCGATCCACCGCCTCCGCCCTCCGGTAGCACCACCACGGCGAAGATGTCGCCCTCGTTGACCGCCTGGTCCCAATCCGCCCGCATGACCGGCTCGCCGTTGCGCAGGATGATGAACGGCACCGGCTCCTTGATTGCCAGTGCAGAAATGGGTCCGGTAGCTTGGAGTTCCCGATATTCGCGGCTGCCCGCTGGGTTGAAGGGGTCGCGTACCGTGACGCAAGTGGCGAACATCATGCGTTCCTCCGATACCAGCCCAGCACGCGCCAGCCGGTTTGTTGCAAGCTGGAAAGCGTGCTGAACACCACGCCGGAACCTTCGACGCAATGCACCACGCCGCCGCCGTCCGCCGTGGTCCAGACGCCGACATGCGCCGCCCGGTCGGACTTGCCCATCAGCACGCCGGCACCTTCCTCCGGTGCGGCAAGGCTTTGCCAGTTCTGCTTTTCCGGGTGCGCGTTCATGGCGCGGCTGATTGCGGTCTGGTTTAGTGCGTCCACGTCAACTGCTGGCACGATCCAGCCGAATTGCTCGCGCCAGACGCGACGAGCGAATGCCCAGCAATCGTGTTCGCCTGCTATCCAGGGATCACCGATGTATTGAATGGCCCAGGTCATTGTGCAATCAACCCAGGAAAGACCGCTGCCGTGTAATCCTTCGACGGGAAGCGCTTGTTCGCCAGATCGCCGAAACCGCAGGTCGCCCGGATGCGGAACACGGTGGCGGAAATGGACAGCACGGTCAGTGTAATCGGCGGGTCGTTCTCCGGGCCGACATCCAGATTGCTCGACAGAAAGGCGCGATAAATGACGGTGATGGGTTCCAGGCTGCCGAGGCTGGCCTCGATCTGAGCCAGAATTTCCCGGCTCACGTTGTCCATCTCGATCGTGCATTGCGGCACGGCAGAAAACGTCGCGTCAGGTGGCACGATGTCGAAGGCGAAGCCGACGAAGGTTTGCAGGGTGCCGGCGTCTCTCGGGGCGCTCGCTTCCAGCCTGGCATCAAGCGTCGTGTTATCCCTCACAACTCGGATCGGCACGCTGAAATTGGGGTGCCAGATTTCCAGCGTGTGATAGATGATGCTGTTGCTGGGTGCGCTGGCATAGGCTTCTTTGATCGCGGCGGAGAGCGTGGAGTCCATCAACGAATCTCCAATGTGGCGTCAACGAACCAATTCATGCCAGGCAATGGCACCGCCGTCCAGGGTCCGGTAAAACGCGCCTCAACCGGCTTGATGCCGCCATCGCCAAGTGCGAGTTCCAACCCTGTGAACCAGGACGCGCCGCCGTTGGCTTCTGCTGGTCCATCGAACCATTCTCGGAACGCTTTCATCTGCGTATCGTCCAGTTTCCATTGCAATTTCACCTTGTCGTTCCGTGCCGCCGTGCGCCTGCGCTGGCGTGCCGTTCCGACTTCAACATCAGTGCGGACGGTCTGGTCGGCGGGCGACAACTGATAGCCGGTGAAGCTCGGGCGCGGCAGTGTGGCGGGGTAATACACCGTTTCTACCGGGCCGAGCAGGGGGGCAATGTGAGCGCCCAGCAGGGATGTCGGCAGGTAGCCTAACGCCACCGCTACACTTACCGGCAGGGTCGAGACCGATCCGACGCCCAGCGTGCCGCCTGTACCAATTGCGCCTAAGTCAGCCATATCAGTTGGTTTCCCAGGTGTTGCTGGTTTCCATCACGAACATGCCGGTGCCGGCTGCGGTCGGCTTGATCGCCATGAAGGTTTTGCCGGCCAGCGGACCGGTGCCGCTCCAAGTATCCCCATCGTTGATCTGGCTGGCGACCGGGTGCAGAAAATGCCAGAAGCCGCGCATGCGCCCGCGAATAATCGGCGTGGTGTAAGGTTCTTGCACCCACACCTGCGACAGGTAGACCGCAGCATCGGATGGGTTCGGGTAATTCAAAAATCCGTTCAGGGTTGAGACGCTGTGAGCGGAATTGCCGTGCTTGCCGAACGGCGTGGCCTGCGGTCCGTTCTGGTTGAACGATCTGGCCAAAAAATGACCCGGCACCGTTGTGGTAACGGCGCTCAACAAATCCAGGTTTTCGTTGCCCGCCGAAGCCAGCGGCATGCCGGTGCCTCCAGCTTCTTGAATATTGCGCCCGATGACCGCACTCCGAAACCCGTCCGTGATACCTGGCATGACGCTGAAAATCTCGCCGATCATGAACGAGGCATAACCGGGATAGTCATCCGAGTAAATAAACATATAGGCGGTGCGGTCATCGGCCACACATACCCATTTGCGTGCCGTGGCGTCCAGCGTGCGCGATTTACGCAAGAACAGGCCAGCGGCAAGTTGTGTGGCGGTTGGGAACAGGCCCGTGCCTGCATCGACGGTGGTCATCACCTCGTAGCCGCGCAGGAAAGCCTCTTTGCCAAGTGCTAGTGTGCCGCCTGCCGCGTCGTCAAATCGATAGTAGTGCCGCACACCCGAATTGGCACGATACGCCGCTTTATTGGTGCCGGTGAACGGCTTGGTCCATCCTGCTGCTGCCTTCACGCCGTACCCGTTGACGAGGATGGCGTCAAGGACGGTAATCAATGAGCCCGCCAGCCCGTTCAGAACGGGGGCGCTCGCATCAGTGGATTTGTAAACGGTTACTGGCATTTTTTACCCCTAAGTAATTAATAAGCACCGGCAACCCGGTTGAGTCCATAAGTCGAAGCCATCGCATCTGGCACCGCGCCCGAGCCACGGCTGATGTCACCGGCAATCGCGCCTTTCACCTGTTCGATGAACACCTCGATCATCCGGTTGCCGTTGCCGTCCGTGCTTTCGCGTGCAGTTGCTTGCGTGCCCTGCGCGTTGTTGATGACGTTGACGGTGACGTTGCTGCCCCCGCTCGCCCGCACGCCCAGGTTGCCATCCGGGCCGCGAGCCAGCGGCATGATCGCCTCCGGTCCTGCTTCTCCCATCACCCCACCCTTGGCGAAAGCGAAGAAGGTTGGCTTGTCCACGATCTGATTCCGCCATGCAGATGTGCCGCCTGGCGTGCCGCCTTGCGCGAAGCCGAAAAACGAACCAATCGCCGACATCGCCGAGTTCATCATCGGCTTGAGCGAATTGGTCATCATCTCTTGCACCTGAATGCGGATCAGGTCGGAAATCATCGAATCGGCCAATGATTTGAAGTCCAGCTTGCCGGTCTTCACGAAGTTGACCAGCGCGTCTTCCATGCCTTTGAAGGCGGATTCCATCGTCGTGCGCAGCTTGCCGAATACGGTGTCCGCTTCGCTGGTTTTGCTGACAATCTTCTCGATGTAGCCCAACGAAAGACCGAACTCGCGCGATAGATCGCTGGTGGATGCGCCTTGTGCGAATCGCGCTGCGACGGCTTGATCCCGGTCAAACTTGCTGGCCTTGCCTGGTTCGGTCTTGCCCATGTTTTCGTGTCCGGCTGCGACCGCTCGCGCGTAGGTATCCCAACTGATTGCGCCGGCTTCCAGCATGGTCTGGTAGCGGTCGAACTCATCCATTTGCTTTTCGGTTTCGGTGCGCAGTGTGTTGGTCAGGCGTTCCGCGTCGCGTCGCATGTCTTCCTGCGCTTTCGCCCGCGCTGCCGTCGCCTTGTCCGCGTCCTTGTCGAGTTCCGCCACCATTGATTCGTAGTCTGTTAGCTGCCCCTTAATCCATAGCGCGGTTTCCTTGTCCTTCGCACCGTAGGCTGCCGCGATGCCGAGTTTCTTCGCTGCTTTGTGAACGTTCTCGACTTGCATGGTCATGCCGATTGCCATGCCTTCGCCGATCTGCTCGCCGATGACCATGAACACTTTGGAAGGCGACTTGATGCCGAGCAAGTCCTTCATCTCACGGACTGCCGCGCCGCCCAGGCCGCGAATCTTGTCGATGACCGCTTGTGCCTTCGCCTGCACCCCGTCGATCAGACCTTGGATGATGTCCTTGCCGACTTGCAGCCAATCCTTCGCCGTGGTCTTGATGTAGGCAATCGCGCTGGTTAGCTTCGCGCCGATGCCAAGCTCACCCTTGAGCGCCAGGCTGAACCCTTCCTTCATCGCTTCGATCAGTCCTGCCGCCGCCGCTTTGGCGTTCTCCCATAGAGCGCCGAGCTTCTCCGGGATGCTGCCGAACCAGGTGATTATTCCGTTCG